ATCGTATTTTATACCATTATAGTATCGCTGGAACATCTTGGAGACATGTTAGATACCCCAAACAGGAAGAAAAATTAGAACTTTCAGTAGCAGAAATAGCTGAAATATTGAATATTCCAGTTAAACAACTTAAAATAGTGGATAAATAATGGAAGGATATACAATAACAGAAATTACTGCGACAAAACAGCCTACATATATACCAATGTCTGAGATGAAACCCGGACAATTTGGTGTACTAAGGACTGGAGAATACGTAATAAGAACATTGTCATTGGATAACTTTGAAGTTATGAGTCTATCTGAATTAGAGGAAGACAACTGTTGGGAACGTATGCCCGGCGCTATTCAAGTACAACTGCTTGATGAATTAACTGTAACATTTAAGAGGATAAAATAAGGATATCAAATCTGAGGTACATATGAAGATAGACAGAGGGAGACTGGCAAGACAAAAAGAGGGGCTTAGAAAGTGGCGAGAAAATGGGTACACAGGTACTCTAAGATGGGCAACTGGAGTAGGTAAAACTTTTGCAGGCATCTTAGGTATCAAACATCTGAAAGACAAAAACCCCGATTTATTCACTATTGTCGCAGTCCCCTCTGATCCTTTAAGAACGCAATGGAAACAGCGCTTAATAGAACATAAAGTTGACCGAGTTTATGTTGAAACAGTCCATTCATTAGTTGGTAAACAACATGAATGTGATCTATTTGTGCTGGACGAAATTCACAGCTACACAGGTGGGCCAGTATTTTCCACCTTGTTCGACTGTGTTAATCGGTCATATACATTAGGATTGACAGCAAGAGAAAGAGAAAAACCAGAAGACCAGGAAGTTTTGAACGCAAATGCATCTATCGTTGATATTATCACACTGTTAGAAGCGTTAAGAAATGGTTGGATATCTGAATTTAGGGTATACAATCTAGGCTTGACCTTATTACCAGAAGATAGGATACGATATAACAAGTTGCATCAAGAGTTCAATAAGTACTTTTCTACGTTTGATTTTGACTTTAATAAAGCCATAGCGTGTTTAGGCAATAGTGACTTACGTAATCAGGTAGCACGAGAAATGCATATGCCTGTGAAGACAGTTGACGCCCATACGTTCCAGTTTAATAGAGTCATGCAAGCTAGAAAGAAATATCTGTATAATTCTGTAGCTGTATTTAATGCTGCTGTCAGTATAATCAATAAGTTTGATAATAGGAAGATAATCACCTTCAGTGAAACAACTGAAATGGTGGATAGATTAACAGAAGCCATAGAGGATTCTGTTGCTTATCATTCAAGCTTAAAGACTATATTGATAGATGGTAAGAAATTCGGCAAGAACAGACTCAAGAAATTGGCTATTGATAAATTTACTAATGGAGAAGTCAGGGTATTGAATACTGCAAAAGCTTTAAATGCAGGAACCGATATACCAGCAGTAGACATGTCCATTAAAACTTCTTTCAATAGTACGGTTCTTGATAGTATACAGAGACTTGGAAGAACATTGAGAAAATATGGAGATAAGCAGGCAGTGGAAGTCAACCTGTGTATCTTGAATTCTCAGAGTGAAAAATGGTTGAGAAAGTCTCAGAAAGAAACCCCTAATGTAGAATGGATTACATCCATAGATCAGATTAATGCTTAACTAAAACATAGGAATACTGTATGAAATAAAATATGTTTAACAATACAACACTGTATGTCTCCGTTCTTTGTGAGCTGGACATAACAGCAAATCAGTTTTTACTGTGCCACTTGTTATATCAAGATACCCTTGAAGCTACTATCTCTCCACGAAATAAAAAAGCTGTTTCCAATCTGTTTAGATATTCAGAAAAGAAAGAGCGTAAGTGGACAAAGCTCGAAATAGATGATTTAGTAGATAGGGGGTATCTGGTTGACAAGAGCAGTAGAGGGCAACGGTCAGCTGATTTGCTTGAAGTAACCGACAAGTTTATATCCATGGTCTATGCACCGCCAAGAAGATTTCAGGAACTATGGGAGATTTATCCCAAAACCATGCCATCTTTTGATGGTGGTAGTTCCCATGTCAAACTAAAAGTCTGTGACCCAGATGAATTGGAAGAGACATATAACAAGCTGGTCAAAACCAATAAGCTCCATGACCATATTATAGACCTGACAAAATGGGCAATAAGAAATCATCAACTAAACATAGGTATAGCCAATTTCGTTAAATCACGACATTGGGAAACACTAGAAGAATTACGTCTGAAGTACGCTGAAGATAATATGCGGGTGGCACAATGACCCTATTACAAGATATTGAAAAAGCCAGAAGCGGTGAATTGATATCCGTCCCCATAGGACACAAGAAGTTAGGTAAATATATATTCATGGCTAAGAACATGTACCATTTGGTAGGTGGTGCAGGTGGTTCTGGAAAGAGCTCATGGATAGATTATCTGTATGTCATCATGATATATGATTGGTATATAAAACAAGGACAGTTTGAAGGCATCAAGCTGAAAATAATTTTACGCTCTCTGGAACGGAGTAAAAAATTAAGGATAGCCAAATGGGTCTGTATGTATATATACCGAGAATATAGTATATTGATGGATGTACCTTACTTGATGGGTTGGGGACTCAAGAAAAGTAAGGTAACAGATGAAGTATTTGCATTAGTTAGAGAAGCATATGATTGGGTAGAGAAAATGTCTGACACAGTAGAATTAATAGGCGGTGTAGACAACCCAACAGGTATATATTTACAAGCAAGAAACTATGCAGAATCAGTAGGTGCTTATTACAGGTACATACAATCAGACGGAAAAGAAGTATTTACCAAAAGAAGGGATGGAAAAGTAGTAAAGGCACATCCAAAAGAATGCCCTTCTTCTACAAAATATCAGCCTATATATGTGCCTGATGATGAATCATTGATAACCATTCACATCAATGACCATTTACAGGCAATGGCAACTGAAAAAGGCTATGGTGATAAGCAGAAGTTCGATAAAATGTCAGAGTATACAAGAATACTCAGAGATTTGTATGGCATGAGTATGGTAGTAGTAAACCAGATGAACAGAGCAATCAGTGATACCATGAGAAGGGTCAAAACGGAACTGTTACCTGAAGACAGTGACTTTTCAGGCTCAAGTAACATGTATAATGATTGTGATATGGCTGGAATACTGTTTAATCCATATAAGTATGGACTGACTACCATGAAAGATTACAGATTGAACCATTGTATAGATGATAAAGACATAAACAGGTTCAGGAGCTATCATTTGTTAAAGAATACCTATGGGCCTGATAATTTGATATTTGCTTATCAATTTATCGGTGAAGTAGGGATGTTCAGAGAATTGCCAGCTCCATCTGAAATAGATAATGCCATGTATCACCGTATAGCCAATCCAAGACATAAAGAAAAATTAACAAACCACGTATAATATGCCCGCAATTGCAATAATAGGTAAGTCAGGTACTGGAAAATCAACCAGTTACGGAGAACTGCCTGAGTTTAAAATCAAGGGTCTAGACCCTAGCAAAACAGTAGTAATAAATGTAGCAAACAAAGATTTGCCTTTTAGAGGCTGGAAGAAAAAGTATCAAGGAGCTATAAGCGAAGGAGGAAACTATTTAGCTTCTTCTAATGCAAGCACAATAACAAAGGCAATCAGATATATTGACCAGAAAAGAGACGACATAGAGAACATTGTTATAGATGATGGCCAGTATATAATGGCATTTGAGTTTATGTCCAGAGCGAGAGAAAAAGGATATGATAAATTTACTGACTTGGGTGTAAACATCACCTCTGTCGTAAATGCTGCTAGAGTGTCCACTAAAAAAGTATTCTTCCTATGGCATCCTGAAACAGATGAAGAAGCAGGATATAAGATGAAAACAGCAGGAAAGATGGTAGATAACTATCTTACCCTTGAAGGTCTGTTTTCTATTGTACTGTATACAGATGTATATAAGGAAGAAGATCAGTATAAATATAGGTTTGTCACTAATCATGATGACAAATTCCCAGCAAAATCTCCTGTAGGGATGTTCCCATTATATATGGTGAATGACTTAGGAGAAGTAGCAGCAAAAATTGATGAATACAATAATGGTTAACCAAAAACAATAAAACAATATGTTTAATTTCGAAAATCTCACACCCATTAAAAACGTTAACACACGTGTTAACTATGATTTGCGTTACTCCGCAAAGACTGGGCGTTTTAACCTCTCACAGTCCGCTTTTGACAAATTTGATATCCAAAATAACGGATTTAATTTGTTTAAAGATGGTAATAATGTTATCTTTCAACTCGCTCCAAACGATGAAGCAGCACTTCATTCCGGACGAGATGGAAAAAACAAAGGACTCTCATTTACTGCAAAATCTGTTGTAAATACCCTCAAGCTGGAAGATACAACTGAATTTGTATTTGAAGATGTTGTCCATGACGGCAAAACATTCCTTGTACTGAAAGAAGTGAATGATAGTATTGCCGTTGAAGAAGAACTGGATGACGAAGATGATGTAGTATATGCAGAAACTGAAACTGAACACGAAATAATTGATTAATATTTATGTACGGAATTACTGAAGACACCAAAGAAACAGTAGGTGTACAACCTATACCCGCTGGAATCAATGACAACATTAAAGTTCTTGTACCAACATTTGAACCCCTAAAAGAAGGCAATGCTCCTATGCTTGCTTATCACTTTAGGGATGAATCAGGTAGAGAACTAAGAAAAATTGTATGGCCTGTAGACCCTGATAGGACAAGGAGAATGGCAGAAGATTATCCCAAAGAGCATAAACGGGATGATAAAGTACGAGGATTTGTAAAGGGTAAAACCATTAGCCCAGAAGAAGCAGTTATTATAGCTGGTGATAGGTTCAACACTTTTAACAAGCACATACTTAATCGTTTTGTAGATGAAAAAACCATTATAGATGCAATGAAGGAAGTAGATTCTTACGATACTTTCGCTAAGACAGTTATTGCACTTATGGAAAAAGCAAATCTTGACCCACTTATGAGACTGAAAGTGCGGTATGACAATAAAGGCTATCTGGAAATTCCTGATTTCCCTCCTTTCATTGAAGATATGTCCGTACCAAAAGCAGAAAGTAAACTGGTCATTACTCAATGGGATAGAATGACACCTCCCAACGCTAATCCCGTAGAAACTCCTGAAGATGTAGATACTTCTGCAGGATTTGATGACATAGATGATGAAGCTGCATTTTAAACAATAACTTAAAAAGGGAGAGAGGGAAACTTCTCTCCCTATATTATTATGATTACACACACACCAAAATATAAAATTACAGAACATACTGGCAATCCTACTATTGGTTTGGCTTATGACGCATTTAGGATAAAGGTAAATAGAGAAAAAGCAGTTGTAACAGTGTCTTTTTTCTATCGAAATAATCTAGTACATGAAACCAAGCCTTTACATTTATCTATACATGATGAATTAGAGTTTGGACCTATAGCTGGATATTTACCTATAACCTTAAGTTTTGAGTAATTATGGATATACTCATTGATTTTGATGGAACTTGCGTTACACATGAATTTCCAAATATTGGAAGAGACATAGGAGCAGTGCCCGTATTAAAAGAACTGGTAGAAGCTGGCCATAGATTGATATTGTTCACCATGAGAAGTGACCATGATGGAACAACCAATGCAGCTTCCCCTGAATTTCCTGATGTTTCCGGGGGCAAGTATCTAACAGAAGCCATTGAGTGGTTTACGAAGAATAGGATACCTCTGTATGGTATACAGAAGAACCCCGCACAATCCTCATGGACAAGCTCTCCCAAAGCATATGGACAATTGATGATTGATGATTCCGCGTTAGGATGCCCATTGATAGAAGGACTCCATAGACCCTATGTAAATTGGCAACAAGTAAGGATAATGTTGAAAGTAAGAGGAATATTATGATAATACAAAGACTGATAGACGATGATATTCCTTTTGGGGTAATATCGTGTAATGGATTTGGAGTAGGAAACAAAGACATATTCTTGGTAATGCCTTCCATATATGCTGACAGATATAGTTTACGCACAGAAGATGTCTATAACGATTGTTCTGCAGTAACTTTAGGAGACAGAGAAATAGACTATTTTGTAGGGCTTATAAATACAGAGTTCAAGTTTATAAAAAGGGAAAGTTTGGGTGTATATATGAAAGAAAAACCAACAGTTTAATAGAATATCTGGAGAAAATTGAACAACTTATATCAACTGAAACCGGAGATAACGAAGGAGAAGATACTTGATTCCCTAAATCAAGAAGATATATACGAACATTATGGTCTTAAGGTAGTTTTAGGTCAATTGGTTCGTTCTCCTTTTCGTAGTGATGAATACCCCACCTGCAGTTTCAAATGGATTGGGGATATGTTGTTCTTTAGAGATTGGGCAGAAGAAAGACCCATCACTTGTTTTCATGTAGTTATGCACCATTATAACTGTAGTTTCCAGAATGCCTTAGAGTACATCTATAGAGACATGATAGAAGGCAAAGAAGGAGCAAAAGAGCGGTTTTTATCTGCAGATAACAAACAAAAACCAAAGAGAAAAAGCAAACAGGATAAAAGCCTGATACAAGTGGAAGTAGGTTCTTGGCAAAAAGAACCTGTAAGATACCTAAAATCTTATCACCTGACTTCTGAGCAGATAGACAAATTCAATATATTTCCCATAAACAAAGTGTGGGTACAAGGCAAATTAAATTGGCAATACTCTCCTTATGACCCAGCTATAGGATACTATTTCGGAAAAGATGAGCGGGGAAACCAAAAGTGGAAGATTTATTTCTACACTAGAAAACAATACAGGTTTATAGGTAATACCAATAGGATAAACGGGTGGATACAGATTCCAAAATCTGGAGAAACACTCATCATTACAAAAAGTCTCAAAGACGTAGCTTGCTTCGATATATTTGGAGTACCAGCTATCGCAATGCAAAACGAAACAACGATTCCATATGATTATATTATAGATGAGCTGAATAGTAGGTTTAATCGGCTCATATCATTCTATGATTTTGATCGTACAGGAGTTATAAACGCCAACAAACTGAAAAAACTTTACAACATACCCTANATCTTTTTAACTAACGGCAAGTTAGGAAGTAAGGATTATGGNGCTAAAGANTTTTCGGATTATTTAAAACTAAAAGGGAAAAACGATGCAAAACAATTCTTGGAACAATTTCTGGCAAAGCTTTAAAAACTGGGTCAAATACGGTGTA